CCTATGGAGTCAGATTGGATTGATGGACAAAGGCGCTCGATTAGAGACAACGCTAGGTAGGTTTAGAGACAAATACATGAACGCTGGACAGCGAAATAAATACACTGGATTAGTGTACAAGTGGGAGCCAAAACCAAACGCGTTAGAAGAAGTAACAAACAAGATAAAGGACATTGCGTTTTCATTACAGGCAAAAGATTACTTAACATTGCCAAAAGAAACCCCAATATTCCACAGTATAGAGTTATCGAAGCGTGTTATGAGCTCTTACAGCGATTTAAAAAAAGATTTGGTAGCAGAGTATCAGAATCAAGAAATAACGGCTGTAAACGCAGCCACGGCGCTCACAAAGCTATTACAGGTAACATCAGGGGCAGTATATGATGCTAATAAGGACGTAATTCTAGTTCACACTGATAAAATTGACTTTATTACTGAATTATTGGAGGACGATCAGGCACCGGTTTTAATGTTCTATAATTACAAACACTCACTTGTTAGAATTATGACAGCCTTTCCGGAAGCGCAAATGGTATCAGAAAAATCTATAGCAGACTGGAAAGCAGGTAAGATCAAAATGCTAATTGGACACCCCCAATCCATCGGGGAAGGACTAAATCTTCAAAACAATATAGCTGAAGTGGCACACATCATTTGGTTCGACCTGTTTTTTAGTAGTTCTTTATATCAACAGGGAAACGCTCGAGTTTTAAGGCAGGGGCAAATAGTACCAGTGCTTATTCACCACTTAATTGCAAAGGGAACAGTAGATGAACATGTGATCAAAGTTTTAGACGGAAAAATAGATGTACAAAATGCAGTTTTGGACGCATTGAAAATAAATAATTAATTTTTAGGCAAAAGTTGCTAATTTGTGTATTAGTATAGTATACATATTTTTAATTGGCCTAAAATGAACACAGTAAAATTGTCTGATGAAGAGCTGGATCCATTGGAAAGTGCCGACATCGGAGAAAGCAACTTGCACATATCATTGACGGAGGGATACCTTCCATGGGACACTGAAGATTTAGAAGACATACGAAGGATCATTAAGCGTCTTGACCCTAAAGACCAGTTCATCATCGAAGCCTACTTAGATGGTATGAATTTTTATGATGTGAGTGTATCGGAAAAATATTGGCGGTATCATTTTGCAAAAAGCATTATTCAAATTAAAAAGGAAATGGACTGTGAGTAATAAAGAACAATCAGATGGATCTTCTGCGAACTACTACAAACTTCCAGAAAATGCATCTGAATTGCAAGACCTAATTAGTGCGAAGAATTTAAACGCACAAATCGGTGAAATTTTTAGAGAGTGTTACAGGTATGGCAAAGCGTCACATTGTGACGAGGAACGGGGCATCAAGAAGATTTTATTTTACGCAAACGCAGAACTTAAACGACTTACAAACTTAAAAGGAAATTAACATGGACGACGCAATTTTAAACTTCACATTTTCAGTAGCAGAGATTAATGGATTACTAAACATTTTAGGTAATACAGCATATGTTCAATCAGCGGCTTTGATTAATAAAATCCAAGAACAAGGCACACCACAATTTGCTAAAATTCAAGCAGAGACAGACGCCGCAAACGCAGTGGCTGAAGCAATTGCAACGGATGCACCTGTATGAGTGAGCCAAGTAAATTAGTACTAGCACTCTCTGATAACGCAGGAATGACATCAGCTCGGGTTCGTGAAGAGGGAGCCAAGAAGAAAGAAAGCGAACGTTTAGAGATGGCAGGAGCAATTACTCGTATGGTGGTGAATGAGGCCATGGCAAATATGAGAGCTCAAAAGGCTGAATTAGATCGCATGACGGTTAAGGAAAAATAATGGCTCAAGCCCCAGTAAAGCAAACAAAATCAGCAATTGTCAAATATGACCCTACTATGTGTAATAAAATGGTGGAACTTGGTAAGGGCGGAGCATCACAAAAAATTATGTTTGCTGAATTGGGGCTTAGTTATTCCACGGCCCAAACATATAAAAAGAATCATCCAGCATTTGCAGAAGCTTTAGACAAAGCCGTAGTTCAAGCGCAGGCATTTTGGGAAAAACTAATGCTGGATAACATTGAAAATAAAAACTTCAACTCACGTATTTTAGAAATTGCGCTTAAAGGCCAGTTTAAAGAAGACTATCGTGAGACAAAAGATCCTATCATCGCTATCAAAAACGAGGTAGTCATTGATTTTTCAGGTGTAGTAAATGACCTAATAAAAAACTTGAATGCCGCAAAGTAATACTGTATAATATGTAGAAATTCAACTCCCTGAAAGGGAAATATTATGGCAGCACATGCTTTATTGTCCGCATCAAGTAGCAAAAGATGGCTAACTTGTACACCTAGTCCAAGACTAGAAGCCACACTTCCAGAACAGCGGAGTAAATCTTCTAATGGATTTTCATTTAGTGAAGAGGGCACCACAGCCCATACACTAGCAGAACTTAAACTACGCAAACTATATGATCAAATCACTACCAAAGAGTTCGACACTGGAGTTGCTGAAGTAAAAGCTACCCAGTATTATAACGAAGACTTTGAGGCACATGTAGACAACTATGTACTTTATGTGCGGTCTCAAATCGGAGATGGAGATACTCCACTATTTGAACAAAAGACGGATTACTCAGACTGGGCTCCCGATGGTTTTGGTACAGCTGATGTGGTTATTTTATCGAAGCATAGAGTGACTGTTATCGACCTTAAATTTGGCGCAGGCATTGCAGTATCGGCCTTAGACAACCCACAACTAAGACTATATGGCTTAGGTGCTTGGAATAAATTTAAGGATGAATTTCCTGATATTACCGAAGTTGTGTATACCATTATGCAACCCCGCCTTAATTCCATCACGACAGATAGCACAACGCTAGTTAAGCTTTTAGACTGGGCAAATCATTTTGTCAAACCAAAGGCTAAAAAAGCTTGGGCTGGTGAGGGGGATTTTATTGCCGGAGAGCATTGTGGATTTTGCAGAGCTAAGGCAACATGCCGAGCAAGGGCAGATCTAAATACTTCGTTAGCTAAAATGGAATTTAGAACCCCACCACTATTATCTGAAACTGAGGTATCAGAGGTGCTGTCTAAGGCTCAAGACCTACGTACTTGGGTATCAGATGTAGAAGACTGGTCTCTTGACCAAGCTGTTACTAAGGGCAATATTCCAAAAGGTTACAAATTAGGAACCACAGTGACACATCGTAAGATTAGTGACCCCACACTGGCCGCAGTAATATTGCAGAACAAAGGTATCCCAATGGAGGCTCTATACGAACCATCCAAACTAAAGAGCCTAGCACAGTTGGAGAAACTAACAGCCAAGGGACAGGTAGTCACATGGCTCGGCTCATTGATTGCGCGTCCAGAGGGCTCTCCTAAATTGGTCCGCGATACAGCCAGTGCTGAAAAGGACTTCTCATGATAGTATCATCTATTCCTAGGTCAGGATCAACTAAGTACTGTGCTGACCTGGCCAACAAACTTGGATACCGACTGTTAGATGAGGCATTTAACATCAACATTGAGGCCAAGCACAAGAATGAAATTCACGAACTTAAATTAGATGTAGTTTACCCAAAGACTGTAGAATTTTTAAAAACTGTGGACTTCAATACCGTAGTAGTAAATAACCATGATACTACTTGGTTTAACTTAGTACATACAGACATCTTTGTATCCCGTCAAAATGTACAGGACTCAATTTGGTCTTATGTAGCATTCATTGAAAAGATGATGCGACTACTTCCCAGTACTAATGTACGTCAAATACACAATGCTCAAGTAGTTATGCTACAAAGGGAATTTGTACGTGCTAAGTTTTTTTATGATTTTGTAATTGCGTATGAAAAGCCAGTAGCTATTCCTGAATTGGCATATAGCAATCAAACAGAGTACCGAGAAAAGTATTCAGCATTTAAGCCAATGATAGATCATTTTGGAACTGTTTTAAAATTGCCTATTGGATTGACGTATAAATGATTGTAGTGTACTTTGACACTGAGTTTAATATACCAGATCCACTTATAGCTAACATGACTGAACTTTTTAAGCGTAATGAAGAGATGAAAGCGGACATGGAGGTATTACGGGAGATGGTATACCATATACTCCAACTGGCAGAATTAGATCCAAGAATTCTTAATAGGCAAGACAGGTACGATGAGTTTGTAAATGCATTAGCAATAAAAGAAGCGCTTCAAGCAAACAATTTATTATTTAATGCTTGACATGCTGGAATAAAGCGAGGAAAATAGTTTTCAGGGTCAGACGAGCAGACACCCATTGAAGTTCTGCTCTACCGTTAAAAGGAAGTAAACCATCATGGCAACAACTGAAAAAATCGTAACAGGTAAAGTTCGTTTCTCATACGCACACGTTTTCCAACCACAAGCCGCTATGGAAGGCGGTGTTCCTAAGTACTCAGTATCAATTATTATCCCTAAATCAGATAAGGAAACTGTAGCACGTTTTAATAAAGCATTTAAAGATGTATCAGAAGCAAACTTAGCTGTATTTGGTGGATCACTTCCTAAACTACTAAAAGGTGGTTTACGAGATGGCGATGCAGAAAAAGAGGATGAAGCATATGCTAACTCATACTTTATCAATGCAAACTCTGGCCAAAAACCTGGAGTTGTAGATGCTGATATGAATGCAATTATTGATGCGGGAGAGTTTTATTCAGGCTGTTTTGGCCGTGCATCAGTAACAATGTATGCATATAACTCTAATGGATCTAAAGGCATTGCCTGTGGTCTTAATAATGTTCAAAAGTTAGAAGATGGTGAAAAATTAGGTGGTAGTTCTTCAGCCGCATCAGATTTCGCAATTTAACTATTAAGGTGGGGGGCTTGAGGAATCATTCCCCCCTTTTTTTATGAAAAAAATACTAATTATGGGGCTCCCCGGAACTGGTAAAACCACCTTAGCCGAGAAGTTAATATCAAAACTAATAGAGAGCGGTAAGACAGTAAAATGGTTTAATGCAGACCAAGTACGAAAAGAATATGATGACTGGGACTTTACGCTATCTGGTAGGATGCGACAAGCTTCTAGGATGCACTTACTATCAAAAGATCAAAAAGTAGATTTTGTGATTTGCGATTTTGTTTGTGCTACTCCATTGATGTGGTATTTATTTGGACCACAAGTGACAATATGGATGGATACAGAAACAAAAAGCGAATACGAAGATACTAATAAATTATTTACACCACCAAATATATGTGACTTCCACATCAAAACAAAAGATGCAGAAGCTCACGCTGAGAGGATTTTAAATGGAATTACCTAGTATTTATCAAAGTGTCATCCATCGTAGTCGATATTCACGATATTTAACTAAGGAACAGCGTAGAGAGTCATGGGAAGAGACAGTAGATCGTTTAGTTACATACTTAAAAGGTAAAACAAAAGATGCTGAAATTCCATATAATGAATTACGTAAAGCAATCTTAACACTTGAGGTTATGCCCTCAATGCGTCTTTTAATGACCGCAGGCGAGGCTTGTGATCGTGATAATATCTCAGCCTACAATTGTTCTTACCTTGCAGTCAATAATAAACGAGCTTTCTCTGAGGCACTATACATTCTTATGAATGGTACAGGAGTAGGCTTTAGTTGTGAGCGTCAAGAGATTGATAAGCTACCAGCAATCCCTAATCATTTTAAGGAAGTAGATGATGTCATCTTTGTACAAGACTCTAAACTCGGATGGGCCAAAGCCTTCAAAAAATTACTCTCTTCTCTCTGGGAAGGAGATATCCCTAAGATTGATTACTCAAAGGTTCGACCTGCTGGAGCAAGACTTAAAACATTTGGTGGAAGAGCATCAGGACCTGATCCACTTAAACGGCTATTTGACTTCTCGATTAGTTCGTTTAAAACTGCTGGTGGACGCAAACTCAATAGTTTAGAAGTCCATGATTTAATGTGTATGGTGGGAGAGATTGTAGTTGTTGGGGGTGTTAGACGCTCTGCTCTTATTTCACTTTCGAACTTAACAGATCGCCGTATGCGCGAAGCAAAAATGGGGGCTTGGTACAATGATAATCCACATAGAGGACTCGCTAACAACAGCGTGGCCTATACAGAAAAACCAGATAGCGAAACTTTCTTGGAAGAGTGGGTCAGTCTTATTAAGTCTAAATCAGGTGAACGAGGAATCTTTAATCGTGTTGCTGCACAAAATCAAGCAGCTAAGTGGGGGCGCCGTTCTAACGCTTTCAGTTACGGAACCAATCCATGTAGTGAGATTATCCTCCGTGATAAACAATTCTGCAATCTTACGGAAGTGGTTGTACGCGCCGGAGACACACAAGAGTCATTAGCTCGTAAAGTAGAATTAGCCGCAATTCTTGGAACTATTCAATCCATGCTAGGCGACTTTCAGTTCCTATCAGAAGACTGGAAACGTAACACAGAAGAAGAGCGTTTACTGGGGGTTAGTATGACAGGCATTATGGATGCTACAATTACTAATAACCCCGACCCAATAATGTTAGAAGGTCTTCGAGACCTAGCGAGGAAAACAAATGAAGCATTTGCTGAAAGACTTGGTATTTCTGCTTCTACTTCTATCACTTGTGTTAAACCTTCCGGAACAGTCAGCCAGTTGGTGGATAGTGCTAGTGGCATTCATGCTAGGCATAATGATTTTTATATCAGACGTATTCGAATGGATAAGAAAGATCCAATATATACGTATCTTAAAGACAAGGGTGTTCCAGTAGAAGACGAGGCTTATCGCCCTGACTCAACTGCAGTGTTTAGCTTTCCTATGAAAGCCCCTAAAGGGGCCCTTACTCGAGATAGTAAGTCAGCCATTGAGCAGTTAGAGTTGTGGTTAATCTATCAGCGCCATTGGTGTGAGCATAAGCCTTCTGTAACAATTAGTGTTAAAGATGAAGAGTGGGTAGAAGTTGGCGCTTGGGTATGGAAGTACTTTGATGAGGTAAGTGGGGTATCATTCTTGCCACATTCAAACCATACGTATGTGCAGGCGCCCTATACAGATTGTACTGAGGCAGAGTATCAAGAGGCTGTCTTATTAATGCCTACGGACATCGATTGGAACGACTTCATTGAGTTAGAGGATAATACAGAAGGGGCCCAAACATTAGCTTGTGTTTCCGGAGTTTGTGAAATATGATTTGGGTACAACTAAACTTTATCACTGGAATGATGGTTGGAGTTGAATTTGATTCTAGGATTGGGGTAGATGAAACGTATTACTGGTATATTGGTATTCATCTATTCATTCTCTCTATTAATATAGGAAACTAATATGAAAACTTTAGTAGCAGCATTAGTTTGTTCGGTACTTGTTAATTTAGTCTTTCTTAAAGAGGGCTTGCATCCAGTGAGAACAGTTCAGTGTGTGGCCCATTTAGTAGACCGCAACAACACTAAAATAGATATAGAAACGGAGTGTCAAATATGAATGAAGACGAAAGCATTATAAGAGATATTTTTGCGGCGGCAATTATCCAAGGGCGGTTAGCATCATTGACAGAATATGGATTTGACGATGATCGAAGGCGTCAACTTTCAGAGGGTGTTTTCTTATTAGCAGACGCAATGATGGAAGCTAGAAAGAAATAGATTTCGCGTGGTGGTGAAAGGGATGTGGTGAGGTGCTATATTGGCCTCACCTATTCTTTTAAGGAGATCAAGATGAAGCCTTGGAAAGAAAATGAAATCCATTTACAACTATGTTTTCCATTAAACGGAACAGAGCCTGAATGGTTTGAAATTACATATGCGGGTAGAATTAAGTCGTTTTCAGATGATAAGTTTTATAAAATGCCAGAAGGCTTAAAATTTTCATATGAAGCGGGTAAAAGAAGAACACTATTAAAAAGGAAAGATGATGGTGACAAAAAACGATATCACTGGAGATAAGATTCAGTCTAAAATAAGTAATAAAGCTTTTGAAGAAAATTTCGACAACATTTTTGGTAAGAAAAAACCAAAAGAATTATGGACGGATGAAGATGAAAAAAGAATCGATCAAATTGGGCAAAACGGAAACGAAGGGGACCACTACAATGATGAAGTTTGAAGACATTGAAGAGTATGTAGATGATGAGGCCTTAACATTAGAACCAAGGGAGCAGTTTGATAAGTGTATCGTAGGAGCTACATACTATGGTGACAAAGTAGTATACAGTGCAGAATTAGTTATCCAAGCCCTAATGGAGGATAGTGAGATGACAGAAGAAGAAGCACTTGACTATTTTGAATACAATGTGATAGGATCTTACATGGGAGATGGAACACCCATTTTTATACGGTAGATTTACAGACGAAAGCGGATGCTAGAAAGGGTGAGCGCCGGTGCATAGGCTCTAAATGGATTGCACCTCTAGACACAGCGAGTAGTCCAACTATGCGGGATTAGTTTAATGGTAAAACCGGAGTTTTCCAAACTTCTGTCATCAGTTCAATTCTGATATCCCGCTCCACTTTTTAATCGGATAAGTCCGAAGCCTAGGAGGCATTATGATTTATAGTATTGATTTTGAATCTAGGTCTCATATTGACCTAAAAGATCGTGGCCTAGATGTTTATGCCAACGACTCATCAACAGAAGTAATCTGCATCGCCTTTGCATCCTCCATTGATCAAGTAAATGTATCTGAACCTAATAGTCCTGTAGTTGGGCACCTATTAACCCATGTGAAAAATGGGGGGAAAGTTCAAGGGTGGAATGTCATGTTTGAATATGCTATTTGGAATACTGTCTGCGTTCCTAAATATGGATGGCCTCCATTAAAGTTAGATCAGTGTATTGACACTATGGGAGTTGCCGCCGCAAATAATATTCCACAAGGATTGGAAGATGCCGCTATTTTTATGGATGCAAAACATAAAAAAGATCCCATCGGTAAGAAATTAATTCAAAAATTATGCAAACCACACAATGGCGTCTTTAATAAGGACCCAGAACTGATAAAACAGCTTTTTGACTACTGTAAACAGGATGTTTTAACCGAAATGTCCATAGGAGCTATTTTAAGGCCCCTCTCGCTTCACGAGCAGAAGATCTGGACCCTTACTAACAGGATCAATGTGATCGGCGTTCCTGTGTCGATTACAGAAGT